CTGCGTTAACTCCTGCTGGCGTAATGCCGCTTCAGCGTTCGGATCAATGGTTTGCCGGACGGTCGGCTGCTCAATAAACGTTGTGAACTGCTCTTGGGTCGGCGCTTCGCCTACATACCCAAACGGATCAGCCATCTGCGCGGCGCGAAACTGCTCCATCGCCTTGTTGTAGGCGTCGGTGTCTATCGTCGGCGTTTTCGTCCAAGTAACAGTCTGGCTGCCCGTTGGCCCGTAAATGTTCGGGTTAGACATATACGCCGACTGCTTGGCAGCGGCCAAATTGGCTTCACCCTGCTTGATCGCAAGGGTGGCGTAATCAGGTGCCGGTGGCGGTGCCGGTGATTTTTTGCCCATACCGAGGCTCCAAGAAACGACACTTGTCGGGTGTCTGCGTCATCAAAACAATATCCCCAGAATCATGTGCGGCGTCTTTGATCCGCGCTTCTTCCGAGAATCCCATCTTGCTGACCAATGCGAGCGCCCGGGTATGGTTGCTGCTAATTGGCCCTATGATCTTATCAACATTTGCGACGTTGTACGCATAGTCATACACCGCCGCCATATAAGCTGGGGTCACCCGCTGCCACGCAATGTGGCAAACGACCGATCTCCCGTTCCAATTCTCGTAAATTGTCCCTGCGACCAACTCGCCGTCCCGCTCTAGGCCGATAGCAACCGACCGAACGGGATCAAACGCCCCTTCCGTCTGCGCGGTAACCCATGCCCCCACTTGAGGGCCGCTCACTATATTCCAGCCCATCCGAGTTGATACACGATGTCCGTTGATGCCCACTCTAACAACACGTTTTTGCTGCTGCTGTTGAAAATGATGCCGCCGCAATAACCGATGCCGCTTAAACCCACAACCGTATTGGTTGCAATGGTGTTGCTACCCCAAATGGCCTGATTCCAAAGCCCTACGTCCCACAGGCCGTAATTGCTCGTTACAAATGACAGCGCACCAAGGAAGTCGTCGGTTTGGAAATCTACGGCAATGCCAACGCCAATGGTCGGTTGTCCATTGCTGTAAGTTGTTGTTCGGCCACGGGTAAAGTATTTGATGACGCCACGGGTGTCAAAGTAGTTAAACGCTTGCAACGCTTTGGTGTTGATGGCCTGCCCGTTGTCGTTATAACCGCCCGACCCCGTACCGATTGTCCAGCCCTTTGCAACGTAACCGTCGCTACCGAAATACACCTCATCGCCAAGCAACGCCCAACAATTTGCATACCAACCTGTAAACCGACACCACGCTTTAGTGATGTTGTTCATCACAAACTGTTGCTGCGATCCTGCGGCAATTGGAATGTTAACAATCAATGCGTTGGCGTTCGGGTAATACTGCAACGCCCAACCGTGATTGTTTTTGTACGTTCGCGCCGCAACCGCAAACGCGCCCTGAATCTTGTCTGACAGCGCAACGTTGGGATCAAGGCGTGAGGACTGCAATGCCGAGGCAAGCGGCACCAAACCGTCTAGCGTCAACACCAGCAGATCGCCGCCGTATTTCATTAGGCAACGCCGCGAAATCGGTGCGCCGACCACCCAAATTCCAATCAGCGCCCATGTGGAGGCGCTAGAGGGATCGGTGCCGCGATAAACGATGACCTCGCCCTTGTCGGTAACAAACACAAGGTTGTCATCCACGCCGTAGCCTGCGTCAATCGTCCACGCGGCCATCGCAACGAGTTTGCCGCCGAGTTTGGCGACCGAGGACAAATCTAGCGAGGCTGCCGCGCCGCCCACCGAGGCGGTTGGCAAGTACCACGCTTTGAGCGTGTTGGTTTGAATAAACCACATCCTGTTTTTGAACAGGGTGGGCTGCATCAATGTAGTGGTCGTAACGCCCGTAATGGCGGGCGACGATGCGCCGTCAATGGGCGTCCAATTGGTGCCGTCAAACAACAGCGGTTTATCAGCGCCGTTTGCGGCGTACAGATAGCCACCTGCCGAGGTCGTGATATTGGCGGCTTCCCACCGGCTATTAGATAGCCCCGTGACCTTGGCCGCGCCAACCGTTCCGGCTGCCGTAACGTCGTAAATGTTGCCGCCCACGACGGCAAATAGCTTATCTGTCGCCCCTGCGCTGTACTCCATCAGCGTTTCTATCTGGCCCGTCATGCCAATGGCGTGTTTGTCGTAGCCACCGCGCAACGTCACGCTAGAGACGCCCGGGAACAAGTTATCTAACGTTACCGCATCAATCGGGGCCATGTTCGCAAGTGCGTCGCGGGCATTCCAGCCGCCCACGGGAGCGGGAAGCGAGGCGACGTTTGCCTGCGTGCGCTGGATGAGCCGACTGCGACGGACAGGCGAGGCCATTACTGGCTATCCGTACCGTATCCGCTGTCAGGGATGTTGTCGTAGCCGATCAACACCGTCCCCGGGCGCGGGGCAAACGAGAGGTTTGCAGCGGCAACGTCTTGCGCGACTGCCGTATCAAACTCCATTAGGTAATCGCGGTAAATCGCCGTCGTGTCAAAGCCCTTGGCCTCAAAATACTTGAGCTTCGTACCAAGGACGATGAGACGGTCAGGGTAAATGCAGGTGTCCGTGTCAACGGTGAAACTGGTTTTTGGCAAGCCTGTCGCGCTTTCTGCCCACGCATTGCTGCGGTACTCAAACCCCAGCAACTCATCTGCGTTCATTCCCGGCCAAATCTGAAAGTATTTGCCGTACAGACGCCAACGCACACGCGGGCCGGTGCTGATATACCCCGAGAGCAGCCATTCCCATTGCTGTGCGGACTCGGGGCCGAGCATTTCCCAACGCTTAGATTTATCCCAATGCGTGCGGTTGACCGTGCTGTTGTAATCGCTCGGCAGGTCGTACTTGACCTTCTGAAACGTCAACTCACCGTCAACCTGTGCCTCGGTGGGTGCGTAGTTAATCGTCACCGAATTGGCGCTGGTTACGCCCGTGACGTAAGTTGCGTTCGGAATACCGGTGCCTTGCACCTGATACGAGGTAGACAGTCCTGCCGTAGAGGGGATGCCGGTGATCGTGTAGCTGCTCGTTGTCCACGTTCCCGTGGTAGACGTTGCCTCGGTGTAAAACGTATGCGGCTTGGTCAATTCTCGCCAATCAGCACGACGCAGCAGCTCATATCCCACGGCGTTCATCAGCGCCAACAACTGCACGGTTTCTTGACTCGTATTGCCAGCAACCGTGCTGGGTGTGGGTATGCCTAACTCATTCGTACATTGCTGAATGAGCTGAATCATCGTGCTGCCCATACTATGCCTCCGCTAACTTTTTTGGCGGTCTGCCACGGCGCTTTGGCTCGCCCATTAGCGCCGCCATCTGCGACTGCAACTCCGCGAGCTGCTTCTTAGTATCTTCAAGTTCCGCGTTGGTTTCGCTGCGGTTTTTGCGGTTCAAATACAAACGCGCACGGTCGCGCAAGCCAATGCCACCCATGCCGACGCGCTGCAACTGAGCGTCCGAGGCAAGGGCGAGTTGCTCCACCGTGACAAATTTGAGGATGTTTAACTCTGCGATCTGGTCGCGGTTAATTTCCTCTGGAGCGTCTTTGTTCCATTGCGACAGCGGCGTGCCGATCTGTGACGCTGCGCCCTCGTTTCGCTGCATCTGATAGTACAGCCATTGGCGCGGAAAACGCTCTTTGTGATCGTCCCGCAGCGGCTGATCCAGAATGTTGGTCTTGTCACCCGGGGCCATAATCCGAACGTAAGTCTTGCCTTTGTTCGCGCCTTCGTCGCGGGTGTAAAACTCAACGTGCAGTTGGGCGTCGGCGTTGTTGATGTCGCTGTCTAATGGCATTGTCCTTGCTCCTGTGGGGATTACAGGTTGTTGACCTGTGTTACGGTACAAATGACCGAGGGAATCGCGGGATAAACGCTTGTGGCGCTTGCCGCGTGTAAAACTACGTCAGCGTCGTCGCTTGACCACATCAATTCTACATAATTGCTAGGTTCAAGTTGGACAAGGAAATTCCACGCCGCTACCGATTCCGCTGCGGTGCCTTGGATGGCGACCTTGCCAGAGGTATTTGGCACGTTAGTGCCGTTTTTGCGTAGCCAGATGTGGATAGTGCCTGTTGATCCTGACGATTTGTCTAACTGGGCTGAAAACTGCACGTTGTAAACGCCTTGCTCGTCTACGACAAGGCGCGAGGTCGGTGAACCAATGCTGATTCCGTTTGCCAAATCCGTCGTGTTGAACGTCATGGCATAGGCGGCATTGATAGAAACGATGGTTTGCGTGGTCGTGTCTGAAAACGCGCCGTAATGCAAAATCGGCACCGGGCGGCCAAAACCTTGCAATTCTTCCCACAGCGTATTGCTCACGGCGTAAAACAATGCCGAGCAGTCAGCGTTAATCGTGCCGTACGCTGCGTTATTGATCGTGCTATCGGCGCTGTAAGGGTAAACCGTCAGCGCGTTTGCGCCACCGTTCTTGATGATGATGGTTTCGCCCATCTCGGTCGGCGGCAACTTGACGCCCGCCCCTGCGGCAGTCGTCGTGACGTTGTTGTACACAAACGTGATGGCGGTGGCATCGCCTGCTGACGTACCCGCAGCCGTGACCGCCGCATTGCCATCGCCACAAATGGACACCGTGGACAGGCTATTAACGCCTGATCCTAAAACTCTGGACGGGATCGCCATCAGGCTGCCTTGCGCTCGTTACGGACGCGCATGATTTCGGAAATCAGCCCCGGCCCTTTCGCCTCCACCGTAACATCGCCCATAACGTCAAACAGCTTCTGGAATTCGTTAGCCTGCTGCGCCATCGCCATGTTGCAGCTAAATTTGCGCCCCGTGGGGCCGCCTACATAAACGTCTATCGCTGGGCCGGTCACATCGCCTGTGAAGCGTTTTACGCCGTCAGCGCGATTGCAACTGTCGTATCCGTACAGCACAAACTTGCGGAACCCGAGCAAATAACCAATGTTGATAGCGCGGAGGCCCGAGGTCGTACCGCCGCCCACAGCCAGTTTGCCGGGGCCAATAGCCGTCATTTCTGGGCCTTCTGCCCATGAGTGCCACAGCAGCACCTTTTTGCCCTTAAGGTAATCAAACGTAGAGGGCGGGCAGCGCGAGGACGGCATATAAACCGTGTGATTGTTTAAGTTCTGAATGCCGTTGGTGCGATCTCGCGGATCAAGGTTCACCCAAAGGTCAGGGTGAATGCCCTTGCTTACCAAAAAGTCGTGCGCGGCCTTAATCGCCACAATGGGGTGGCCTGCCTTGCGGTGCGCTTTGATTTCATCCACAAAGTCAGGCATTGACCAACCACTTGCCACGCATACGAACGTGCCATCGTGTTTAATCGGGGAAAGCGTCAGTTCTGGTAGACCACGGGCAAGCGACGAGCGGATGTTGGAGCAAAGCTCCTCTGCCGTCCCAGCCGCCTGCACCGTGATCTCCAGAGGCTTCATTAGAAGCCCACGACGCCCGTTGCAACGTGCGGATAACCCGCCACGCAAGTCAACGCGGTCGCGCCAGAGGCGGTGGTCAGGGCAACGATGCCCTCAACCAGCCCGCCGGTCACCGTGGCGTCGTCCAAGGTGCCAGCCGTTGCCGTCGTAAAGAGCGGAACAGCAGGCAAGCAGGACGCCGCAAGGTTAATAACCGGCTTGCCGCCCAACTGCACCCAGCCATACGAGGCCGAGGCAATGGACGCCTGAGCAAAGCCAACGGCCTTGCTGCTTGCCGAGTTAGTCGTGGTCAACGGCACAACGGTGTTGTCACCCTTTACCGACACCGCCATGTAGGTGCTGACGGTAGAGGCCGCCTGCACATAAATGGCCTGACCACCATCGTCCAAGTTCACGGTCGTGCCGGTCTTGAACTGTGCGGTCGTGTCGGAATAGCCGAGAGCCACGCCAATGAGATTACTAGTTGAAACAGCCATTGTCGTGTACTCCTTTAAGCAATCAACACGCCTTGGAACTGGCTGCCCGAGCAGGTCAAATTACCTGCCCAGCCAATCAATTTCACAATCATTCTGTTACTTCGCCTTTCGGCTACTGACCACCTTTCGGTGGCGGGGCGACCTCTTCGGATCACCCTCTGCGGCTTCTTTGGTTATACCGCAGTTCAGACTATCGCATGGCAAACTGTTTTCGTTTGCCCCCTCTCACTTAGTCGTTCAGCCTGCTTTCGCTTGGCCCCTGTTGCCCGCTTCCGGGTTTCCAAGTCAATCAGAGAGGGTTTATAGACGCCATTAGTGAATCGTAGGTTTAGCGTCTTGGTTGACCGCCTGACGTTCGCCGCCAATCGGCACAAAGTTGCGATCCTTGTGCGGACGGAACATCAGGTATTTGGTGGTTAAAAACCACATATGGTTAGCGTTGCCTGAACCGCTGTTGTAGGTGGACGAGCCGATACCACCGTCCAGCACCACGTCGGAGGCCATGCCTGCGCCGTAATACTTGAGGGAGGCAAAGCCCGCGCCCGCCATGCCCGAACCACTCTCGGTAATACGCTGGATCGCCTGAAGCGATTGCAGGTAGAACTTGTAGTAGTTGTTGTCGGCCACGATCAGGTCAGGCTTGTCGGTTCCACGAACCAACTGCACCGCGAGGGCATCCATGTAGCCCTGAATCGTCGTGCTAGACACAGCGCCCGAACCATCGGTAGTACCCGAGAACTTCTCAGACTGCCAGAACGACCACACAGCGCGATTGATGCCGCCGTAAGTTCCCGTTGTCGGGTCATCGGGGACTGCCGCAGCAAGACCCGTGAGGTTCTTACCCGCGTTGCCGGTGCCGTCACCGTACAGGTCACCGCTAATACGGTTCGCTAGCTGCGCTTCCGCAACCTCCATGCGACCGTCAAGAAGGTCAATGATGGCCTCCTTGCCCGAGTTCTGGATCATCTCCAAACCCGAGATCGTCACGGCGCTAGCGTACTGCGTGATGGAGAACTGCGCCGAGCTGATCGGGCTGTTCTGTCCCACGTTCAGCACCTCAAAACCGCTGTACGAGTTGGTGTTGTTGGTGGTCGCATCGGTGTACATGATTTCTTGGAGAATCACGTTTCCACCGCTGAACGTCTTAATATTGGAACGTTCTTTTAGCCGACGAAGCAACGCATTGTTGTTCGTCACGTTGTCAGCGAGTTCACCGCTACGGCTCTGGATGGTGGTAGCAATGATGTCGCTGATACTAGAGTTGGCAAATGCCATTTTAATGCTCCTTTATCAGTTAATTACAAACGCGACTCTGTTTCGGAGAAAGCCTCCTCCAAGAGTGCGCGACGGTTTGCTGTTTTGGGAGCCGTGTTTGCGCCGGGTGTGGCGCTTCTGACACTCACCGCTGCTGCGCGGGCAGTTTTCGCTGCCCGATTGGCCTCCTTGGCCTGTTTGGCAGCTTCTTCGGCCTGTTTGGCCTTCAAAGTCTGTTCAAACAAGTCTGGGTCAAGCCGGATGGCCTTATCATAGGCTTCGTCTAACGTCTGCGCGACCCCGCTTTGTAGAAGCTGGATCATCGTCGGTCGGACATCTTCAAAATGATCGGCCTTCAAACTAAATTGGTTGATTTCATTGAGCAGGGTCTGATTTTCCATCATTTCCTGCTGCTGCTTCCAGCCCATGACCTCGCCACGGACTTGGTTTAGCTCGTTCTGTAACTGGTACACCATCGGGTCAACGCCCGTGGCCTGCATTGGCGCGGCACCCGGCGCTTGAGGCTGCATTGCGCCCAAGTTGATGCCGTAGGACTGCGCCAACTGCATGAAATACTGCTTTTTGGTCTGCGGGTCGCTGGTGCGAAGCTTGTGGTCAGCCTCCATCAGCGCGGCAACTGCTTTTTCAGGCTGCAAACCCAAGCCTTGAATCGTGTTCATGTAGGGCTGGATAGCTTCCTGCATCGCATCGGCAAACTGCGCTTTGGAGAGCAGCGGTTCTACGCCCGCTCGCATCTGTTCCTCACGCTGCCATGCGTATTCCTGCATCTTGGGGTCGGCTTTCTGCCAAACCTCGTGAAAATCCTTTTTCCACGACGCCGGTGGACGCCTCCAGACGGGCGGTTCTTCGGGTTCGGCCTTGGGCTGCGCCTCTGCCTTGGCGGGTTTGGCGAAACGGCCTAATTCGTCGCGTGACCGGGCCTCTATTGGCTCACCACGCTCGGCAGCCTCTAGCTGCTCCTCCAGCAGCGCCCTGCGGTCAATCGGTTCAGCCTGTGGGGCTTCCTGATTCTCAACGTTCATCTAGCCTCTCCTGTGGGGATTGGTGAAATTAAGCTCTTGACGCATTTGCCGCATGATGCGATCTGCCTGATCGTTGGTCATGCGTTGATTGACCTCCCATTTCAAACGCTCCAAACGGCTGTTGTCCTGCTTGGGCTTAGAAACGTGGCGGGCGGGATCGTCGTTGCCGACCTCCTCGCACCCGTTGGCCTTCAAATGCCGACGGTGCTGCGAGCGTGAGGTGACCATCCGACCGTCAATCATGCTCTTGTAGGGCTGGATGTCGGGCTGGATGTAGTGATACTGGCCCTTGGAGTCGCGTTTTTGCTCCACGAACTCACCGTCCACCATGACGTAGGTGCGTTTCATTGGTTGAACGGTGACGGTTGGCGCATCTGCGCGATAATGAGGCGCGTCTGGGCGTCCATGTCGGCCTTGTACTTGGCGGCTTCCTGCTGACTTTGCAGCTTCATCGCCTCCAACTGCGCCTCAAACTGCTGTTTCTGCTGCTCCATCGCCAGTTTCGTTTGGTTCTTGAGCTGCTCCATCTGCATCTGCTGCTGCAACTTGGCCTGTTGTAGCGCGGATTCCATCTGCATCTTGGAGGCTTCCATCTGACCCTTCTGCTGCAACTCGGCTTGCTTGCCCTGCTGCTCGCCATCGGGCTGTTGCTGCATGGCGGCCTGCTGCAACTGCTGCAAGGTTGCGTCAATTTGACCCTCAATCGGGCGTGCGGCCTTGAACGCCTGCATACCAAAGCGCAGCAGCTCCATCATTATCGGCACCATTTCAGGCGATGCCTGACCGACGGGGAGGGCTTGGGCAAGGAAGCCACCAAATGCTTGCAAGAACTGCATACGATCTTGCTTCATCTGATTCTCGTCCAGCATCACAAGGCTGTCCGAAGCAACGTCAATGCGGAAGTTACGCAGCGGCTTGTTGCGGATAAGTTCAATGGCTTGCGGGATCAACTGCTGATCCGCTGGCGTCATCTGGTTGGCGGCGGCATACGCCAAAATCGTCTCTGGCTGGTAGTGCATACACATGACCTGCGCCTTGAGCCGCAAGAGTTCGGCGGCGAACATCGCCACCTCCTCCTGCATGGAGCGCAATCTTAATCCTGCGTACTGCCCTTTGATTTGCTGGGCCGTCGCGGTTTCGCTGGCCGCTGAGACGCCACGGATGATGTCCGCGATGCCCGTGATTTCGTAGATTTGGCTCTTGATGTCCTCTCTAGCTTTATAGCAGTTAAGTAGCGCATTTGCGAGCGTGTCAAGCGGGAGGAGGTCAATGCTTCCTTTAAGGCCGCCCTTTTCGCTGAAAGCCATCCACTTATCAACGGGAATAAGCGCATTGTTGTCGCCCTCCGTCATCAGCCGTTGCAGCGCGGGCTGGCTCGCGTCATACACGCCGCGAACGCGCAATGATTTCACAAGGCCGTCAATGCGATCCGAGAGAATGTCCAACTCCATCGCCTGATCTTGGTACAGCACAAAGTCAGGGACGGGAACGAGCGTGTCGCTTGTCGTCGTCGCATACAGAGGACGCGGGCAGGGGAAGAACCCCTCTAACCCAAGCGGATCATCGCGGGTGTCAATGATCTGCGGCATTCCCTTGCTGAACCAGTAAACCTTCTGGGTTTCCTTGTCCCAGAGTTCACAAATCTTGGCGCGGTTATAGAGGCGCTTGTTCTCGTTGTAGGCGTTCAGCGGCTCTGGGCCTTGGTCTAGCGGTATCTTGGCCGCCATTTCCTCGCCAAACCGCTCTACAAGCGCGTCACGCATCATATAGACCCAGCGCCAGACCTGCCCCACTTCTTCCCATGTGCGGGCGGTGCTATGGCCGAAATCGCGCCAATGGACGTAATCCACCGGGGCGCATTCGTACTCAATCTGCTCCATCGCGGGCGGCGCACCCTCGCCCTGCTCAATGTTTGGAGTCACCGATATGCCGTCATCCTCAATGCCGATAGGCGCGGTGTGCGGCTCATAACGCACCCATGCCGTGCCGCGACCACCCAAAAACCGATCCTCCACGCAATATGTCATCGTGGCGCGGTAGTCAGGGTAATGCTCAATTTCAAAATCAGTGGCCCGCTCAATGAGCTGCGAGGCCACGCGGCCTACGGGGTCGTTGTCGCCAAAGCGGCGAGAGATGTCGGCCTTTGGAAGTTTGGCGTACACGGCGGGCTTCAGCGTTTGGACGTTTGACCAAAGGATGTTGAACTTGGCCGATTCGGTCAGCGTCTGGCCCCGCGTGTCGTCGCGGTAACGCTTGATGATCTTCTTGGTTCGCGCCTGCCATTTGGCAAACTCGCTTTCGTACTGGCCGATGACTCGGAGGTACTTGTTGAGTTCAGGCTGCGTCATTACGTCCATCAGTCTCTACCCCTTGTTTAGACATAATCGCTAAACAAGCCGACGACGCGGCAGTTAGAGTTGCCCGAGCAGGTCGCCGTAATTGCGCCCGTTGTGCCGACCTCCAGCGGGATAACATACACACCAGCGGCTTGCGTAGCCGGGATGCTAATCAGCGATACGTTGCCGTCTTTCACGATGCAGGTCGCCTCGGTGTTGCTCTGCACGTTGACGACGACGCTATGCAGGTATGCGCCAACGGTGCCAAAGGTACTGCTCGCGGTTGCAGCAATGGCAACATAGCTGTAGCGGGTGGGTGCATTCGTACTCATATTCTCGCCCTCTTGCTCACCGTGCGGTCGTGTACCTGCCACATCTCGTTGAGCGTTACTGTGTTCTCGGGGCCGACCATCAGCGGTTTAGGCTCAAGGGCCGGGGTCTTGTCAGCGATATCTTGCCATGATACGGCCATCATGCGAAAGGCATCCGCTGGGTGGCTTGTCCAATCGTGACGCGGCGATTGGCGGTAAGCCTTTTTATTCTCGTCGTACTCACGTTGGTATTGCCGCAGCGCCTCTATCCCTTCGCGGCAACGTTCTGCGTCAAACCACACGCAAGGCAGCGTCATGCGAACGGCTTGGATGCCGCTTTGCACGCCAATGTCCGGCACCACCGCGAGCTTGGCAACATCCAGATGCACCGCGAGCTGCTCCACGATGCTTTTGCCGGTTTGTAGCGACTTTGCCCGGGCGTCGTGTGGGAGGTAGTGCTTGGTGTAGCGATAGCCTTTGCCCAGCACCACATCGGCAATGTCGTGGATGTCTGCGCCTGAGACGGCATAGAAGTCAATGATGCGGATTTCGCCGCGACCGATCTGGTAGAACCATACTGCCGTATCGTCCCGGTAACCCAAATCCCATGCGGTATAGGTCGGTAGGTTGGGATCGTACGGTACATGACAGATACGCCCTTGGTCTTGTGCCTCGCGCATTTCCTTGCCGAAAAAAGAGCCAAGGATCGCAGCCTCAAAGCTGCACTCATATTCCTGCAAGTATTGATCCTCGGCCAATTGCGCCCGTGCGGCGGCTAATTCGCCGCTAGGGAGTAGCCCGCTGGATGAGGCTGGTAGGCGCAGCAGGAACCATTCGTCAGGGTTGCGTTGTGCGGTTTCGTACACTTCCCAAAACTGGTTGCGCCCCTTTGGTGTGCCGCTAAATACGCACCAACCTTGGTAATCAGATAGGGCTGGCCTCAAGACATTCCCAAAGACGCTGGGCCGAAAGTCAGCGAATTCATCAAGATACAAGCCCGCGAACCCCAAGCCCCTGATATTATCGGCTGAATCAGCCCCGAATAACCCGATCTTGACGCCGTTCTCCAGCGTCAGGGTCATCTGCACCTCGTTGGCCTCTTTCAGGGCAGGCGCGGCAAACATCTTGAAGTAATCCCATGCAATGCGTCGTGCTTGATTCGCGTAGGGGGCGACGTATCCGAATAGCCCTGTCTTATGAGGAAACGTAATGGCAGCCCTGATGATGTCGTTGACGGCAGCGACCGTCTTGCCTGCGCGTCTATGGGCGACGATGCAGCCCCACCGCTGTTTCCGATCATGAAACGGCATGAACGCTTTGCGCGGTGCGTACTGTATGACTATTGGGGCGGGAGCCATGTGACAACCAACTCTTTCCCATCAGCGCCCGTCAGCTCGTTTTTTTCCCGCTGGGAAAGGTATTGCTTACCAAGCCAAACCAGCATCGTCGTGTTGCCCTCTTCCAAGGCACGCCATTGGTGACGGCGTAAAGACATCTTGCCGCCCTCTATGCCGCTTTTATAAATCTGGCAAAACTTCTCGTCGCGCAACAAAGTTTCAACGCTACAACCGAGCCAAGCGGCGATTTCGGTCTGCGTACATTGAATGCCGGCCAGTTTTTTTACGGCCTCGTAATCAATCTCAAAGCGAGGGCGACCGCCGCCCTCCCCTTGGTGGCCTTGTTTGAGTTGGCCGGTGCGTTTGCTAATGCGTGTCTCTTTGCGTCTCATGCCGCGGCCTTGAACCGTTCGCCGGTAGATTCAAGCATGGCCTTTTGCCCGGTAAAGTCCTCCCAGCGTTTAACGATCACATCAACGTACTTGGGGTCTAGTTCAATGATTCGGGCGATGCGTCCGTTCTTTTCGGCAGCAATAAGCGTCGTGCCGCTCCCGCCAAACGAATCCAGCACGATATCGCCGCCCTTGGTGTTGTTCAGGAGTTGGTACTCAAACAACGCCACGGGCTTCATCGTGGGGTGGTCTTCACTACGGCTTGGCCGGTCAAACCTCAGCAGCGTGGTTTGTTTGCGATCAGACGCCCACAAATGGCCAGCGCCATCTTTCCAACCATAAAGGCACGGTTCGTGCTGCCAATGATAATCTTGCCGCCCCATGACCATGCTGTTTTTCTGCCATATTAAGCATTGACGCACCTGCCAACCCGCGTCTTTGCACGCTCCGCGAAAATTGTAGCCCTCCGAGTCACCGTGCCAAATGTAGAACACCGCTCCCGATTTCATCACCGCGTCAGCTGTTACGAAGGCGTCTCGCAGGAAGGCGCGAAACTGCTCGTCGCCCATGCTGTCGTTTTGGATAGTTAATGCGTCTTTGGTTCCGCCTGTGTACGCCACGTTATAGGGGGGGTCAGTCAGCAACATATCTACCCGCTGATTTCCGCATAAACGTTCCATTGCGGTCATTTCTAGGCTGGAGCCGCACATTACCCGGTGCTGCCCACACACCCATACGTCCCCAAGGCGCGTGACAGGCTCCACGGGCGGCTCTGGGGTGTCATCGGGGTTAGTTAGCCCCTCCGTCCCCGGTTCAGCCAATAGGGCGTCTATTTCGTCCGTATTGAAGCCTGTGAGGTCTAGGTCAAAGTCCAGCGCCTTCAGGTCGGCCAACTCCAGTTTGAGCATGGCCTCGTCCCACCCGGCGTTAAGGGCAAGTTTGTTGTCGGCTATGACGTAAGCCCGCTTTTGGGCGTCCGTCAGGTGGACAAGCCGAATGCAGGGGACTTCGGTTAGTTTTAGTTTGCGGGCAGCCAGTACGCGCCCGTGGCCGGCAATGATGCCATTAGCCTCGTCTACCAATACGGGGTTGGTGAACCCAAACTCGCGGATGCTCGCCGCGATTTGTGCCACCTGTGCATCGCTGTGAGTGCGGCTGTTTTTCGCAAACGGGATCAGGGTGGCAATCCCGATTTGTTCTATTTGCACGTTATCTTATCCGTCGCAAATCACCAGCATCGTCATACGCAATATCGCCCCGCAAAATTCCAGATAGCACTTTGCGCTGCGTTGACGACATCGGCGCATCCGGTTCCGTCATCCCGCCGATACTATTGCTGTATTGATAAGCAGCTCTTAAACGCTCTTGCATCGGGTTATTTATCTGTGAGCGGCTTTGCAACAAGCCACGCATCCGCTCAATCGCGGCGCGAGCATCGTCGTGACGAAAATCTGGGTTGTTGCTTTCAAGGCTTTTCAATAACATCCGGTTCGCGCCCTCGGCTTTTTGAACGTTCAGCCCGGTTTGCTTTGCAATTGCTGCGGCATCTGCAAGCCGCTCCGCCTCGGCCAATTCACTTGCGGTTTGCGGACTCATACGACCCGCCTGCATCGCTCCTTCCGCGACATCTTGCAAAGTTCCGGCCTTTCGCGCCACGTTCGCTGCTTTTGCAACGCCACCAATAACCGGGACGCCCGCCAACGTAGAAAGCCCCATTCCTACCGTATCGCCCTCGCGCCGCGCCCGCTCAAAGTCACGAACGGCCTGTGCTTGGGCAATTCCCGGCACAAAACCCGCGCCAACGTCCGCAATTACGTCAACCGCATCCGCGTTTTGCGGTTGGTTCAAACTTGTCATTTGCTCTAACCGTCGGCGTAACTCGGCTTTTTCTTCAAAATGCCGTAGTGCCGCTGCCATTTTTTCTCGGGTTGAAGGCATTAGTTAAACCTCTCAAGTTTGTACGACAGGCTCGCAATTTCGCCCACGATCTTGTGCGACATGGATTCCTCCGAGTGCGAGGGTAGGATTTTGCTACTGGTTCGTCAACTGCACGACGCTGTACGGCAAGACGAGCGCGAGCGTGCTTTCGTCAGGCAAGCCGTGCTTTTCAAGGAGTTCCTTTTCGGCGGGGTAGACCAGCATTGCTCCCTCGTACTGAAACATTTGCGCGTTCGCCACACCCTTTTCCACGCCCTCAAAGTCATCCAGCGCCACGACCGTCTGCGGGTGGGCAAACTCCGCAAGCAGCCGAGCGTCTCGGGGCGAGAGGCGACCATCCAAGAACACCATGTCGGTCTTGATCTTCTCGCGCACCAGATGCTCAAACATCTCGGTGCTGCCTTTCATCGGATACTGGTTGACCTTAAAGGGTAGTTTGATGTCGTTGCTGTTATCGCAGGTGTGAACCTCGGCACCGCCCGAGGCGAGCGCGAGGGTGGACTTGCCGATGTAAGTCCCGACCTCTGCGATCTTCTTAGGCTTAAACATCTGCACCGTGGCGTGCAGGCACCAAAAGGTCGCAAGGCTGATGCTGCCTGTCTGGATTTGTGCCGTAGGCCGTAGCGCCTCCAGCATATTCATCTGCTCTACCCACGGCATTTTCGGGTGACTGACGACGTTTTCCAGCAAAGTTTCCCAAATCATGCGGCTCGTGCGTTTGCGATTTAATCTAATCATGTTAATTTCTCCCTATGTCAACCTTCGTGTTTTTCCACGTTGGCAGCGATCTGGCTATGCCAACGGCTATGGTGGCGTCGGTTAAAAAACATAACCCCGGCGCTGAAATCATCCAAGTGACCGACCGCGTGACTCCAACTGTTGAGGGCGTCACTTGGGCGCACCCCACGACGGGCGACCCCGCGCATCTGATGTTTTGGCGCACGCAAGCCTTTGCGGCGTTGCAGCTCTCCCAGCCCGCTCTCTACATGGACACCGATATGCTGGTGCGTAAGCCCATCCACCCCGAGCTGTTGTTGGGCGAGGCCATCATTGCGGTGTGCCGACGCTCGTTCATGCGCGATGCAATTTTTAACGTTTATCAGCGCGGTCAGGATTACTCGGAATACGCGAACAAGACGTTGGATCAGATTTACCCGTACCTCGGCTGCGTCACGATCACCCCCGATGCGGGCGTCTGGGCAAAGCTGGCCGAACGCTATGCCGCCCTGCCCGATAAGTTCAAGGCATGGTACGGCGATCAGGAGGTTTTGCGGGATTACGTTCACAGTCTCTCGCCCTTGTTTGTTAGAAAACTGGACGAATATCGGTATGGGTGTTTGCCCGAGCATTTTGCCGAATTTCCCTCGCCCGTTATCGCGCATTACAAAGGCAAACGGAAAGCACAGATGTTCACCGACGCTGCTCAGGCTTGATGGCATCGTCGTATAACGCATACAGATCGCGTATGGCGGTTTCTGCGTCACGGGCGACGTAATACTCGCCTCTGCCGTCAAACACGTTGCGGAAGGCTGCTTGCGCCTCGCGTAACCGACCCTTCGGCATCTTGACCTCTACCCAGCACACCCACGACTTCCCGTCTGGGAGCGTGCGAGTCACGAGTTTGTCAGGGATGCCGTGGCCCGCCTTCCCAAAGTCGGTGACCGTAAAGCCTACCTTACGGAGCGCGTCCGAAATCAGCGCGTCATTACCGTCACGGCGGGCGGCATACCTCATCGCTTTTTCAACACCCACATTTGTGGGTAGTAATACATTTCGCTAAACGTCCCGGCCTTACCATCCACCATGCGAGAAAGTTCGTCAAAGAGCGACAGGATCAACCGGCGGTCGTTCGGTTTGTTGCCCCCAAAGTGCTTGTTGAACTTGGCGGCGTAATCGGGGTTGTAGGTGCAGCTCATGTCCTCAATGACGTAATACCCGCCCGAGCGCACCCAGTTCTGGCAATGCACTACCGTTCCCACAATGTCCTCGGCAATATGGCTACCGTCGTCCACAAAGAGGTCGTAATTACGCCGCTCTACCGTGCGAGCGTCAGCAATGGTGATTTTGACATTCGGCAAGTCTTTGCAAAGATCAGCGCACTCAGGGCGTATGTCAAACCCCTCAATGTCGCTGGCCGGTAAGTAATTCGCCCACATCCGCAAGGAAGCACCACACGCCACCCCGATCTCCCCGATCCGCAGTTGTGCGGTTCGTCGGTACGGCGTCAAGTCAGCAATCAGCTTTTCGTAGTGCTGGGTGTAACGGCGCTTGATGTTGCCTTTGTCCGAGCCGTAGAGGTCGGCAAGGCCCGTGAGCGAGACTTCCGTAAGGTCAACTTCACCTGTCTGCGGCGCGTACTCCTCGGGTTTAACGGTATCCAAGTATCGTCTAACACCTCCTCGTTCCGCGCCTCGTTGATGCACCGGATTAACCATATTTGCCACCATGTTTGATTGCCTTTTGTTCTATTTAACGGAGGAACTTGCACAATATCTTCTCTGGGCTGACTGAACTTACTCTCGGGGTATAGAGTTTATTTTTCAAAATATCCCGCTTTAACTGACTGTTCGTGATCTGCAATATATTGCTTGATTGACCTTGTACCACGGCGATCTCTGGTCTGAAATTGCAGCAATCGGTACGCAAGGTGATAGATGTTATCTCCACCTCTTGGTCTTCTCCCTGTATTAACTTCTATGTATTTCTTCAAAAGTTCTATGTCTATCTTAGGTTTTATCGTTTCAGCCATCTTAAACCCCTGATGCTTGGAAGCCCGGGAATGGCCCCCCTACCCCCCACTTCTGCGGAAGGTAGCGAGGCCAAGCCTATGCCCGTATAGCCACGGTTTTTAGGCCCGCTGGACTTTGGTAAGCGGTATCCAGCCCGATCCAAACGACCGGCCCTCCGCTGACAGATTTAGCCCATGTCAAGGGGCTGCGTGTTGGGGTGTTTGACATGACCAGAAAGGTCATGTGAAGATACCGACACGCGATACAGCAATTTCAGCGTAAGACCATTCCCCCGGTCGCGTCAACCCCCCGTCTGGGGGGTTTTCGTTTCTGGCCCCCTATAACCGCATTAGCGGCCTTTAACGGGCTTTACCAGCCCAGCCTTTACCAGCCCAGCCTTGACCTGCCACAGCCTTTGCTGCGGGATGCGCCCGTTGCGTATCCAGCGCGATACCGCTGGGGGGCTGACGCCGAATGCCCGGGCTATGCCAGCCGGGGAACCAAACTTCTTAAGTGCTTGCTGAATGTCCATCGGTGTATGTTAACTGCCGTTAGTTTTTTTCTCAAGGGGGTGTTGACAACGCTCTTAACTTGTGTTAATATACGCCCATACGCTAACCACAGAGAGGTTTGTATGTCGCAGTTAATTCGCATCCCTTGGAAGTTTTACATGGATCATTACGAGCGTGGCTTGCCAACGCCGGAAGAAGTCCGTACCACCAAGTCCCACGTTTACATCAGCGCAGACGACCCGCACCTCAATGCGCTGTGGTCTGACGCCGAGCTCTACGCGCACAAGTTTGGCCCCGATCTTTGCCCGTCTATCAAAGCTAGCGCCAAGGCCACGCTTGCCGCCATCAACAAAGTAGTTGACGGGTTGGAATAACCTCGGTTAATCTATCTCACGTTGACAAACACAACACAGGAGCAACAGAAATGTTCAACGTCCAACGACACATCTACGGCCTTTACTGCGAGATGGAACTGCACTACGAGATGGACGCCGACGAGCGTGGCGCGTTCGTAGACCTCAAAGAAGTTTGGATACTCGGACACTACCCCGAGGGTTGCAATAGCAGCGCGGCGCATCGCGGCGATTACGTCAGCATCAACGCCAAGGCTGACATTGGGTACATGACGTCTGCCGAGCTTGAGGATTTAGAGGCCGCTTGCCTTGCACACGCCAAGGTCTGCGCTACGGATGTGGACTATGAATAAGCGTTCATCGGCATGGCCTGCCGTAATCGGCATCATCATTTGCTACATCATCGCCGCCGTTATTGAACCTTGCGACGGCCACAGTTGCGCGAACGAGGTGACACATGGAGGACGATGACGACAGCTGGTGGCACCAGCAGGATTTGGAAATGCAGGAGCGCGACGAAGAAGAACGTATTGCAGCCTGCAACAAAGCATTAGACGAACTGAAGGAGTACGACGATGAAGGTGTATGAAAAGATCGCGGCGATTACCGCCGAGTTAAGCAAAGTCGGTATCAGCAAAGACAGCAAGAACCAGAGTCAGGGCTACAAGTTTCGCGGCATTGACCAAGTGTACGGTGCGCTATCCCCGCTGCTTGCGAAGCACGGCTTGTGCATTCTGCCCCGCGTTACGGCACGCGATGTCGTGGAGCGGCAGAACCGACAGGGTGGTGCGCTGTTCTACGTCACCCTTTCAGTAGAGTTTGATTTTGTCGCCGCCGAGGATGCGAGCAAGCATACCATCGTGACGATTGGCGAGGCGATGGACTCGGGCGACAAGGCCAGCAACAAGGCAATGAGTGCCGCGTACAAATACGCCGCGTTTCAAGCGTTCTGCATCCCGACCGAGGGCGACAATGACGCTGACGCAATGACGCACGAAGTGGCTGCACAAGACCCAGAGGTGTTGGCGCAGATCGCCGCGTGCGACAGCAAGAAGGCGCTGCGTGCGCTGCTTAACGAACTGCCTGTGCCAGCGCGTGAGCTGCACATGGATGCGTTTATGGCTCGCAGCAAGCAGGTGCAATAATGGAACAGCGCACAGACGATTGGTTCGCAGCACGGCTTGGCAAGGTCACGGCCTCCCGGGTGGCCGATGTAATCGCTAAGACTAAAAGCGGTTACTCGGCCTCCCGCGAAAACTACATGGCTGACCTTATCGTAGAGCGGCTGACGGGCCAGAAGGCCAGCAGCTTTAGCAACGCAGCAATGGAGTGGGGGACAGAGCAGGAACCCCACGCTAGGGCCGCTTATAGCGCGTTTACAGGTGAGCTGGTGGAGGAGGTGGGCTTTATAGACCACCCGCGTGTTGCGAACTCTGGCGCGTCCCCAGACGGTCTGGTGGGCGATGGTCTCGTAGAGATCAAATGCCCTGCGACCGCGACCCATTTAGACACGCTGCTCGCGGGTACGGTGCCGGGCAAATACATCGCACAGATGCAATGGCAAATGGCCTGCACCGGGCGCAAATGGTGTGATTTCGTGTCCTACGACCCTCGGTTGCCTGATCACCTGCGGTTGTTCGTTGAGCGTGTTGAGCGTGACGACGATTACATCCGAGCGCTGGAAGGCGAGGTCACTTTGTTTTTGGCTCAGTTGGAAGAAAAGTTAATCAAATTACAGGAGTTGAACCGTGGTTAAGCAATTTGATCCAAATATGCGTGGCGTGCTGTTTAAGAACGATAAGCAGGGTAATGACAAGCGCCCTGACTACCGTGGTTCATGCGTCATTAACAACGTGGACATAAACGTATCGGGTTGGATACAGACGAGTAAGAAAACGGGCGATAAGTTTATGTCGCTGAAGTTTGAGCCAAAGGGCGAGGGCCGTTTGTCACGCACAGGCGAACCGCAACGCACGCCGGATAAATCACCGCAACTCACCGAGGACAACTGGGCAGACGTTGACATCCCCTTCTGACTTTGAGGCGCGGTTTAGGGCAGCGCGTAACGCCGAAATGGTGGTCGCGCTGTACCTGCTCGCACGCGGTCACACGGTGACGTTGCCCAAGCGGCGATTACGCGCTGATTTTGCCGACCGCAAAGAGTTTGCTGACCACGGTGATGTGTACGCATCAGGTAAGCGCATAGAGGTGAAGCACATCAAGCATGACTTTGAGTATCAGGCATGGCCGTTTGAAACGGCGGCGATCTGCGCCAAGAAGTCGTTTGATGCTGCCGATCCTCGCCCTGACTATTACTACATCGTCAACGCTAGTCTAACGGTGGCCGCGCTCATAGACGTTAAGACGACGTTTGCCGATTGGCTGGTGCGGAAAATCACCGACAAAGAGCGCGGTTATAACTATGACGTATATGCGGTAACGCCCGAGTACCTCGGATGGCGTTACCTAGATTTTGAGGAGCGGCTGTGAAGCGCATCTTTCCCATTGGCACGCTGCCCGACCAGATCGCCACCGCCGTCGTGCGGATGGCGCAGCACCTGCCGACCGACAAACCGTTTGCGGTGACGGTGGAGGTGTGGAAGAAACCGCGCACCCATCAACAGAACGCTTACCTTTGGGGCGTGGCATATCCCGCGATCCTTGAAGGCGGCGGTGAAATGCTTAGAGGCTGGAGCCGTGATGACATTCACGAATATATGGTGGGCGAGTTTGGCGGATGGGAGATGCTAGAGGGTTTTGGCCGCAAGCGGATGCGCCCGGTGCTGCGCTCCTCGCGGATGACCAAACAACAGTTTTCCGATTACCTTGACTGGCTGTCTGGCAAGTGTGCAGACATGGGCATCATTATCCCAGAGCCTAATTATGAACCTGCGTAGCGAGGCCAAAGGCCGTGGCTGCATGGTGCGATTGCCGTGCTGCAACCACAATTCCGAAACGGTCGTGCTGGGGCATATTCGGATGGCAGGCATCAGCGGCATGGGCCATAAGTCTGACGATCTCTTAGGCGCGTGGGTTTGTTCAACGTGTCACGCAGAAGTAGACGGCCAGACGCACGTTACAGGCTTATCCCGCGACGAGCTGCGCCTCGCTCACTTTGAGGGAATGGCGCGAACCATTGACCAGTTGCGAAAAGAGGGGCTGGTATGAACTTTTGGTGCGATACCCCGTACATTACGGCATACGTCCGCAATGAGTTCTTGTACGACCAGCAGGAAGGGCATGGCGAGTTCACGCTTTGCACGGTGTTCGGCTTCCGTGCTGAACCCATGCGCGTACCAATGTTCCAGATCATGTTGGAGTCAGGCGCGCAATGGGCCAGAATCCCGGTTCATGCGCTATGCAGCAAGCCCTGTCCCGAGATGGCGTTACAACTTGTTACATGGTGGGACAGCTTCTCGCGCAACTGTCAGGTCAAAGAGGTGGCGTTCCTACGCAACCACCGCGTTAAGTCCATAGGGCGTGACGGGGTGCAGCGCCCCGGGACATACCTGATGACGGTATTCTGGTGCGACGGAGGGTGGAGCGAGGTGCCTGACCAGTCCAAAGACCACCACATCATTGCGCTGGATTCGGGCCAGTTTATTGCTTACCCGAATAACAGGCTTTTGTGGGTAGACCCGTCGTGGATCAGCGGGGACGTACCGCGAGGGTGGAAATCACCGTTAGCCAACTACACCGTGGAGGGTATGCCGTGAAAACGATTCTAGAGGCATTACAGCGGTTTTGGCGCTATGACTGGCGTCATGTGCCGCCCCCTAACTGGGCCGCTAAACGAGGGTCAGGGAGGGTCTACTGGTGATTATTGATGACCAGTCGCCGCCCGGGTCGTGGGCAACCGAAATGGCGCGGATGCCGTGGCGCTACAGCCAAGAGGTCAAAGTGGAGCAAGCGTTAGCGGCGATCCGACAGGCAGGGCTTGCGTTAGAGGCAACCGTGCTAGCGTTAGAAATTAAGACGCTAAAAAACGAGCTAAAAACATTGTGCGCTCGTCCCGACGGCGCTTAACCAGTCCCGGCAGCACCCGCCCTGCCGCCTTTGTCCACATCAGGAAGGCGTCAGCAGCGCCCTCTATGTCCCCTCGGTTGTAGCGCATACGGATGCTGCTCCGCTGGAGGTTCCCAAGGCCGACGTTGAAGGCAAAACTCACCAGAGCGTCAAATTGGCCTTGATGATTAACAGCAGCAGGGCAAAGTCGGGCCACGCCGCGCTCAAACCGGCCAAGGTCTTGAGCAAGGATAGCGTCCACCTTTCCCATCGTGAGGCTCCGATCCCAGCCCTCGGGTATCGGTAGGTTCTTCCGATCCTCATACTTCACCGCCAAATGGGCTGGGTCAATAACGTGGCCGACCCCGACCGTCCATAGCAGGGCCGGACACCGATAGGGTCGCATCCTTACGCCCTCATGGTGCTTAATCATCGCCTTGGCGGCGTCTGACACCTTCATTTTTTCTGGAAGGCTTGCGTCCCAAACCAAAAGGCGATGATGGACGACAGGATCAGCATTTCATCGTCGCTAAACACGTTCTCCATCGCAATCGCAAACGGGATGCCCGTCGTGTAGGCGTACCAGACGCCTGCGATGTTTAAAGCCACAAGCTCCAACACAAAGATGTAGGTCACCACCGGGCGCACCGAGGCGCGTAGGTTAATCATCCATTGCGATGCGCCTTCGCCAATCTTGATATCGTGTTCGTAGAGCGCCTGACGTTCCTCGCCCGCAGTCTGAATCTGGATCTGATCTAGTTTAATTTCTTCAACCTTTGCCTGCGCGATAAAGCCTTTCTCGGCCAACGCCAACTCACGCTCCTTCTGGGCGGCAACAAGAGCCAACTCGTGCTTCTTATCCTGCCGGTCTTGAAAGATAGACAGAATCTTGGGCAGACCACCTGCCAAGAAAGACAGGAAAGTTGAGATCATGGTCATCATTTGTCGGCCTTCGTTTCTAACCGGTCAAATATCTTGCCGAGCATCTCTTTGATGTCAGCAATGTCGGTTTTGTAGTCGGCCTTCGTGACGTAGGTATGCGGCATCTCGCGCACATCATCATCCAGACGCTCAATGGATCGGCTGATGTTATTCAGTATCCAGCCGCCAAAGGCTCCGGCTACGCCAATGATGACGTTGAAAAAAACCTGAGTGTCCATCGTTAGACGCCCGGTTCAGCCATCTCAGATTCAACCCACGATTGCGTGGCTTCATCCCAAGAATGCATCTTCCCATCGCTTGGCATTGGCATTAACATTTTAAAGCATCTCATAAAGCATCTCAACATTTGTAAACGGCAAACTGCTTGCTGAAACTGTCACGGTTCCTGCTGAAACGGTGATCGTTGATTCGTCAACGGCAGGCTCTGCTGAGACTTCTGCCGTCTGCGCAAACTCGCACTCAACCCACGCCATTGCGCCGTGGTTCCAGTTCCATTGAAAACCCGGACGATCCACGGGCTTTGGGTCGCGCACCACCCACTCAGCGTTCAGCCAAGCGACTTCCTTGCCCTCTGGCGCTTCCGGCTTGGCAGGAACTTCGTACCAGCCTGCGTTACCGTCAATCTGCTTGACCGGGTAATGGCCTTTGAAACTGTGCAGCGTCATGTTTGCCTCACTGGAGCGGGAACGCCGTGGTCGGCGGGGTGAAGTTGCTGGTGTAGCGGGCGATGCCTTTGGTGATGCGAAGGTCGTTAATGTAGCCGTTAAATGTTGCCAATGAAGCATTGTATGTGCCTACCAACATTCGACCTGTGTTTGCGTAATTTCCTGTGTCAGCAATGCTGGAAATAAGCGCTCCGTTTAAAAAAGTTCTTGTTGTTCCGCTTGCTCGCGTTACTGCAACATGATTCCAAGCAGAAGCCGACATAGTTCCAATGCTTAAATTGCTTATGTTGTTCCAAGACGATCCGTTTGTTGACGAGTAAAAAGCCGTGGCTCCGTTTGTGGCATTTACATAAATTAAGTAGTTGCCAAAAGAACCGCCAGCGTTGTTAAAGTCTTGGTTTATTACATAACCTACGTTAATTGGGCTGTTTAAATAAACCCACATTTCAATGGTAAAATCACCCGTTCCAAAAATTAAGTTTGGCGACGTTGGCGCGAGTGACAAAAAGTCTCCCGTCCCATCAAACGACATTGACGACCCACCAAACTTGCTCTGCGTCGTGCTGATCTGCGCGTTGCCGACCGTCTCCAGATCGTTCTTTGCCGTTGCGTCGTAGATGCCGGCGTTGGTGAAGTTGCAGAGAAGTTGGGTGTTAGAGATAGCAGTAGGTGGCGCTGTAGGTACTGTTGTGTCGGCTGTGCCAACTAATACACGAAATCCAGAAATGTAGCCCGTCATGTATGTGCCGATTGAACCGTTGATTCTATCTGCACCTAACACATAACCGTTTGCTGAATTAGACAATGTTTTTGATTCAGTCGTTGATCCAATAGACGTACCGTCTCTGTACACAGTAAGAGTTGAGCCGCTGCGAACCCAAGCCATGTACACCCATGTATTTAATGTCCATGTGTAAGTTCCAGTAACTGATGCTTGATTTCCCTGCCCGTCAAACGACCGCCATAAGTTTGTAGTTCCAACTCTAAATACAAAATTTCCGTTATTTCCACTCGTATAGTAATTGTAACTACTACCAACTGACGTTTCTAATCCCGGAGATGCAGTTAAATAAATCCAACACCCAATCGTAAAGTCACCGCTACCAAGTGATGTACCGCTGGTCATGCTCAAATAATCCCCACTCCCATCAAAATACCCGCTGCCGCCATACGTCGCAGCAGACCACGCGGCTGTCGGGTTGAACGGGGAGAAGGCTTGTACCGATACGTCACCGGTGCGAGTGATCGTGTAGGCGTTAGAAGAATTGTCAATGAACCTGTTGGATTGGAACGTCAACAATGCGGTATTGCTCACCGCAGTTAACGGAGTTGTCGGAACTGTCAGCGTAGTAAGGGTCGGATCATACACAGCCGTGCCTTTTACAATACGCAGATTGCTGATGTACCCGTTCCAAAAGCCGTTGCCAGTATCAAACGCGCCAAGATAAATGGTGCCGCTGCTGTAATTTTGCGAATTAGTGCCTACGGCTTGACGATTACCGTCTACAAACAACGCGATCTGATTTGATCCAGTACCGGAACGAACCACAACAACGTGATGCCATTGGTTATCTGCGACCGTGTTAGTCCCTTGAAGGAAAGTTGATACGGTATTACCAAACACAACTCTTCCGCTAGTTGTATCAATGTACAACTGCATTGTGTACGAGTTGCCACTATTGCCAATGATGCTGCGGCTTGCACCTCCTGAAATGCTAAATACGCCGGTATTTACAAAGCACTCAATCGTGAAGTTACCAGTCCCAAAATCCATAGAGGCATTGGAACTTAACGTGCAATAATCCCCACTCCCATCAAAAAAGTTACTCCACCCCGTCTGACTAAACGGCGAGAACGTACCCTGCGTCGTGTTGCCGTTGCGCGTGATGGTGAAGGCGTTGCTGGACGAATCCAAGAACGTATTGTTTTGTGCGCCGTTTGTGCCGTTACCCGGCAGCAATAAAGTTACATACTCAAAGTATTCATCAACTGCAGCTGCAATTCTTCCAAACAACCCAAAACCTCGGGCTGCCGCAGCTCCAATTCGCGAAATGATAGGCATGGCTTTCAGCGGCTCCGCTTATTTGAACTGCGTTTGCGAGGTAAATACCGTAAACGCGGCGCTTCCTGTTTTTACAATGGTAAAGACATACGCGTCGATGCTTGACGCGTTGCCTGCCGACCAAGCTGTGCCGCCTTGATACTTCGGGGTCACTGAAGTGCCATCAACCTGCACTGCGCTGTTGTAGTACGCGGTGCTGCCCTGCGTAACTAAAAACGCGACCGTAATGCTTTGGCCGGTTGAGAGCAGGGTGTTAAGCGACGTACCAGAGGAGCCGCGAAAATTCACAGTCCAGTTAGCCGACGCGTTGCTGGTGTAGTACAGAACGCTTTGCGTCGTGACGTCGTAGTTAATGGTTCCGGTCGCTGCTATTGCGCTGATCGTTGTTGTTTCCGCGGCGTTGGCTAACACTTGCGCGAGCACGCTACTCGTACCGTTAAAAGTTTGAGCGGCCGTAAATGTCGTCGCGGTGCCAGGCGCCACAAAATCAGTGCCCGCGGTCGCAGCGGTGAACGCCGAGGTGCCGTTGCCTTTCACAACGCCCGTCAGCGTAGTCGCGCCGCTGCCGCCGTTAGTAACCGCCAAAGTGCCGGTGACGCTTGAGACGTTGATCGTACCAAGCGTCTGCTTTAGCGAACCCGTTGTGTCATACGCGCCGTCGGTTGTCCAAGTGTCGCCTACCGCCAACGTCACTTTGGCGATGGTGCGTAAGGTGCTGTTGTTGTTGTACGAAATCGTTAGCGTAACGGCTGCGGTGTCTTTGTTCTCAATCGTGATGCTTTTAATCACGCGCCGCGTGGCTGCGGCGGGTGCGGCAACAAGGGTTACCGCGTTGGTGCCATTGAGTGCGCCGTCGTTTGCGCCTTCAGTAAAGGCCGATCCTGTGTCGTCAGCAAAAGCAGCCGTAAAGTCGGGGTTCGTGGTCGCTGCCGCGCCCGACATGGCGACCTCAATTGACTTCGTTGTAGCGTCAAGAATTAAAAGTGCCATGTTAGTTCCTCACGAAATAAACCACGCAAACGCATTAGAGCCGCCACCGCCTCCACCGCCGGATTGAGCGACCCATGCGAGCGATCCCGTGCCATCTGAAGCCAACACATAACCGTTGATGCCTGCCGTGTTGGGCCAAGTATAAGTGATTGATCCCGCCGAGGTAGCGGCAAGAAAGCCGACATACCCCGACGATGCGCCAATAAACCGCAATGCTGCAACATTGGCCGAGCTGATAGACGCTTGAGTGCTAGAAAGCGTCGTTACCGTGCCGGTTGTAACGAGCGCCACCGCCGCGTTGATAGACGACACCGAGGCTTGGGTCGCCGTAAGCGTGGTCACCGCTGCCGTACCCACATTAGCCGAGGCGATAGAGGCGCTGGTTGCCGTTAGGCCCGTTACCACCGCCGTCCCGACGTTAGCCGAGGTGACAGACGCACCGGCTGCCCGCAGATCGGTGACGTTTGCTACGCCTGCGTTAGCCGAAGCCACCGAGGCTCCCGTTGCCGTGAGCGTCGTGATAACCGCTGTGCCGACATTGGCTGATGCGACTGAGGCTTGTGTGGCCGTAAGGGTGGTAATCACCGCCACGCCCGCATTGGCCGAGGCCACCGATACGGCGTTAATATCTAGCCGGTTAGTGACCAACGTGCCAACGTTGGCCGAGGCAATGCTGGCTCCGGTAGCGGTCAGCGCCGTAATGGCTGCGGTGCCGATATTGGCCGACGCCACGCTTGCTGCCGTGGAGGTTAAGTTAGTAATCGTCCCCGTCGTAACGAGGGCGACCGCTGCATTGACCGAGGCAACCGAGGCGTTTGTCGCCGTGAGATTGGTGATAACCGCCGTGCCAACGTTTGCCGAGGTGACCGATGCGCCTGTGGCACGCAGATCGGTGATGTTGGCAACACCGACGTTAGCAGAGGCTACCGATACGCCTGTAAGCGTGAGGCTAGTGATATTGGCGGTGCCAAGGTTAGCCGAGGCAATGCTGGCCCCTGTCGCCGTTAAATCTGTGATAACGGCTGTGCCGATGTTAGCCGAGCCGATAGATACCGCGCCCAGCGCACCAATGTTGGCCGACGCGATAGATGCGCCCGTTGCCGTAAAGTTGGTGACCGTGGCCGTAGTGAACAACGCAACCGCTGCGTTAATAGACGCTACGGATGCGCTGGTTGCCGTCAGATTCGTAACAACAGCGGTGCCAACATTGGCCGAGGCAATAGAGGCCTGCGTAACGGTAAGCGTCGTAATGACGCCGACCGTAGCGTTAGCCGAGGCTGCCGATACCGCGCCAAGATCGGTCTTGCCGGTGACGGTGAGCGTGCCACCCACCGAGAGCGCCGAGGTGATGGATACGTTGGCTTGGAAACCCGCGTTGCCCGTCACCGTCAGCGTGCCGTTAATCGTCGTGTTGCCAAACGAGTTAGCGGCGTTAATCATCTGGAACCGTGTGCCGTCGTAGACAACGACCACGATTTCACCCGAGTTGATGTCACCTGCCGCAAGGGCTAATGCGCCATCGCGGGTGACTGCTTTTGCGCCTAACGACTCAATGTTGAGCGTGACAGGGCCGGTATTTGCGCCCGCCGCCACAAAGTAAAACATTTGGCCTGTGCCGTAGGCCGCAAGAACTGGCGACATTGTGCCGGTAATAGTGTCCACGCCAGCAATAGAGCCGATGAGCTTGGCTGCCGTGGACTGCACCTGCGACAAATTGGCTGCATCACCCGCGAGCGTACCCACCGCAAGGCCCGTGATCTTGTTGCTGCCCATCGGGATGTTGGCCGTGGGCGTCGTCTGACCGTCTTTCGTAATACAGTTCGTCAAACCTGTCGCAAGATCGGCGGTCAGGGCGTTAAACACCGTTGCGGAAATGACGGTGTTGGCAACGACAGGCTGGCCTGCCGAGTTAATGAGGAAGGTGCCGCTGCCGTTGTAGGCCATCTCTTTACTCCTGTGCCGTGATCGCGCCGGTTCGGCCCGCCAATTGTCCTGCAAGGGCTTGCTGGCGTCGGCGGCGTTCTATGTAAGCACGCATATTTTTTAATTCGTCTGCTGCAGGCGTTTCCACCACAGACGTTCCATCTTTCAAAAACCGAGTTTGTTCGCCTCGTAAAAGTAATAATCTTGCCAACTGATTGCGCGTTGCTTCAGGCATTCGCAATTGCGAAAACTTACGCGCCGCGCTAGTTGCGAGCGAAGCGCCGCCCGTCTGCGCCGCAGCAGCAAGATCAATCGCATCTGTTGCGGCGGCTTGATCCTCTGCGCCTGCGAGCAATCTGCCCGTCTGCGAGCCTTGGCCTGCACGCTCCACCCGCTTGAGCTCTTCTTGCTGCAAAATTGTTTTTTGAAACTTTCTAAAATCGTTTCCAAAAATAGCGCGTAATTTTCCCTGCAGTTCTGGTTCTTTATACATATTAAGCAAGCGCGTCTGACCTGCTTGCCCACCTGCCATAAGACGCAAACTGTCTACTGCGCCAACTTGAAACGCCTCCAATTCTGATGGCGTCATTTTATTGGTTAATTTTGACAGCGATTCTGAAGTTTCACCGAATGCTTTGCGACCTTGTTCCACGGCGTTTTGCAGTTCAGCGAACCCAGCGAACGTACTGCGAGCCGTAGCGTAATCAGGGGACAACGAGTCAAGTTTTTTAACCAACAGCAAACGCAACTGATCTGCGTCTGCCGCTTCGTTTTTATTGCCTTTGCGTAGCGCCGCTTCTCTTTTATCCCATAGCGAGCGTTTCAGTTGATCAGCAGACGCAAACGATAATTCGTCGCCCTCTTGTAGCTTACGCAAGTCTACTTTTTGCTCGCCTCGGCGTATTGCGCTACGTTGTGCCGCGCCTAAATCAAGCCTAGAACGGTCAAGAATGTTTTTTAATTCCGCATCAATTGGAAATGCAACTGTTCGCAGTTTTTCATAAAGCGGGCCGGCGGCTTTTTGTTGGCGCTCGGCAAGGCTTTCTAATTCATCCTCTGCGCTGCGCGTGACGCCTGTAAAACGCTCTGCAGCTCTTGTAATTGAGGGGCCGCGTTGTTTTTGAATGCGGCGAGTTTCCCGCGCCGCCAATTCTTCCGCTGAACCGGGCAGATTACGCAGCAACCCTAGCTCTCCAGTTGTTGATCGCCCGGTAGCAGCAATTGTCGCGTCGGGGCCGAGCTTTCTTAACCGCGCTTCGGCAATGGTGATCGGATCGGCATCGCCCCTTAAGACACGGGCCTCCATATCGCGGATTAAAAGTTGCGCGAGACGTTCGCGGGCAGGTTCTATCGCGTATTTTTCTTTGATGCCCGGGGTGCGCTGGGCAATTTGGCTGCCTACCATGCCCAACCCCTTGCCAGCCACGCCAAGACCCGTGCCAAAAGCGGCATTGATTGCCGTTCGGCGTGCAACATCCTCGGCAAAATCACCGGGGGTTTCTGCTTCCGTTTCGCCAACGGCTGAAATGGCGCTAGTGCCAACAATAGGCTTTAGGAATTGATAGCCTTTCTGCATAGCAGTTGCACCTAGACGCGGCGCACCCAGCCCTAGCGACAATGGCGCACCTATCACGCCACCTAAAACTTCTGTTGCCATCGCTTCGCCCGGGCGTTCTTCGCGGAAACTTTCTACGCCACCGCGAAACGCTTCTCGGGCAGGTTCATACATTTGCTCTGGGCGAACGGTCGGGGCAGGTTGCCTTGCATACCCTGCGCCTGCATACGCACCGGCCTGACCTTGAGCGGCAGCAGCGCCTGCTAGCTCGTCTGCAGCGCCCATAAAAACGCCCTGCAAACCCGTCATTAAGCGGCGTCCACCCGTTGGGAGGGCAGCGCCCGCTTCACGCGCTGGACGATCAAAGTTTGGGTTGGCTTTACGAACTTCAGCAATAACTTGCTCGTCCGTTAACCCCTCTGGCCCAGTAACCTTAAACCCTTCGCCGCTAGGCAATCTGACAATGTATTCTTGCTGTGCCATGTGCTTTACCTTGGTGGCAAACGCTCAACGGTAATGCCTGACGTACCTTTCTTTGGCGCAAACCGTTTGTATTGGAAATCATACTCAACCGGCTTGTAACCAATTGTGCCGCCGTACATTTCTGACCAATAATTTTCGTAGTTCGCCATTGATCGCTGAATTTCACGCCGAGCGTTTCCAATGGCGATACGCGCATCTTCTGGGTCAAGCGCACGGTCAATAGCGCCAAATATCTTCTCAAAGCGCGGCCATTCTTTTTCGGTCATGGTGCCGTATGCACCGCCCGTTGTTGACGATTCACGCGCTTGCGTCAACGCTTGCACAGAGGTCAACTCGCGCAGCAAATTGTAGGCTTGCGCGGCAGATCGGGCCTGTGGCGTTATATCAACAGGGATTTGTCCGACAAAACCGAAAATCTTGTCTGTACCGGGATTGTTTTCAAGCTCTGCCAATTGGTTGTCAATGAGCGTTAAGCGAGCAAGGCCGTCCATTGCCGCTCTTCGTGCTTTTGGTTCGTCTGTTTTTAGCGCGTTTGCGTCTTTAGGCGGCAGCGTTTCAATAAGCGGCCTTCGCGGAGGCGGCTGCTTCATAGGCGACTGCCCCATTGGTGCGCCCATTAGCCCTTGTGGCGGCATTTGCGGAGGAGGCTGGCCCATTGGGGGCTGCATTGGAGGCGGCCCCATTTGCGGCTGATTCGGCTGCGACTGAAACGGAAACCGCAGCGTTGGCGCTGGCAACCCGGTTTCGTATTGAAACCGGCCTGCGTCAAGACCAAATTGGCCGCCTTTAACTATAAATTCTGCGATTTGCGACGGCGTAAGACTAGTTTGCTCAAATGAGCGAAGCACCGTGTCGTCCTTGTAATCGCTAGCCGCGTATTTTGCCCAACTGTCTGGCGTAAAATCTTTTGGATTCAACCGAGTCGTTTTTTCTTTTGGCGTTTCTAACATCTGCGCGAGACGCTGCGCCAATACCGGGCGATTCTTAAGCGCAGCCGCACCGACGCTAGTGGAGGCCATATTGAGGGCTTCTTCCGGTGATTTGACGTAGCGCGAGGTCGGCGTGACTTCAGCCAGCGTTGTCTCTGCGGGGGCTGCCGCTAACATCTGCTCGTAACTGCGATTGCTAAACGTATCAGGTGAAAGCATCCGAGCGCGGTATTGTTCATCCGTTTCGCTCGGCAGTCGCTTCATGGCCTCTACGTTTTGCGCTGACGGCTGGTAGGTGTACCCGCCCTGCATACGCCCAAGAATCCGCTGTGCGTAATCACCCTCAATCTGTGATGCCTCGGCCTCGGCTTCTTTTGCCATGCGCCCCTCACGGGCGGTCAGGTAGCCCTGCAACGCTTTAACAAGCGGTGCGGCCTTCGGGATCGGCGCAGCCGTCCCTTCCATCGGCTGATATTCCTGTTGCGCGAGGGCTTCAGCAAGGGCGGCACGCTTGCGGGCTTCCTCTATCTGGCGCTCGTACTCGGTCGGAGCGCGGAACGTGCTGACGTATCGGACGCGATTACTCTTGGCCATAGTCAAAATCTCCTCGGTAGCTCCCTCCCTGCGGGGTCGTCATTCCGGGAGAAGAAACCCGGGGGCGAGGTGCCATACCAACCTGCGGTGAGCGCATCGGTGCGTTACGCGGTGCGCCCATTCCCGTCATGCCTGTGCCGCTCATGCTCTGGCCGTAACCGAGCGGGCGACCGCCCTGCATGGATTGCGGGGGGCCGTTAAAGTTCATGGCCTGCGGCGGCACGCCCGGGGCGGTGTTCGGCGTTGGCTGTGCGTAGCCAAGCCCTGCGGTCTGCCGATACGCCATGTCACGCTGGCCCGGGGGGGCGTTTAGCGAGGAATTGCGCTCTTGCATGGCAAGCATACGCGCCATCTGTTGAGGCCTACGATCTGGCTGAAATCCGTTCATGCGTGAGTCCTCAAAGCATTCCGTAGTAAACCATCTTGTAGCCTTCGGTCGGGTGGGTTGTTACGGCTTCTGGTTTAACCGCCTCCACCTCGTCAGCCATGACGCCACGCTGACGCTTGCCAAAGATGTCGTATTCATACACGCCTATTCCAAGCGGGTGTGTACCGACGCGCACGATGTTGGACTTTAAGCGGCGGTCAGAAAACAATCCCGGGAAGCCGCCTGCACCGCCGATTGCCGTGCCTGCCGCGCCGGCAAGGCTACCGAGTAATCCCATGCCAGCGTTGTACGAGCCGACTTGGTTCTGGTAGTTACGTTGCGCGAAATCGCCCGCCGCCTGCCCCGCTTGGAAGATCGGCGCGGGAGCCACGCTGACGCCGCTGTAGCCTTGGAACTGCGGAATTGAAACTTGGCCGCCCGAAAGCAATGCGCTGATCTCGTTGACAGGGAGCGAGCGGATCGCCGCCTGTTGTGCAAGCGCCTGCTGCACAGCGGTGTTGTAAAACTGCTGTTGCGCCATGTTTTGCTGAAATATTTGCTGCGTTGCTTGGTTGTTTGCGGCAATTCTTGCCTGTTGTTCTGCAAATCGTTGTGCAATGGCGGCATTTCTTGCCTCTTGCTGCTGCACAATCTGTTGGAACATTTGACCTTGCGTTGCATTCTGCGCTTGCTGGCGAGCCAGCTCTTGCTGCATCGCCTGCGCTTGC